CCGCACGTAGGGAAAACACCTACACAGCCATAGCTGTGTAGGATTATAAAAAAACCCGTCCGGTACGCAAAGTCTTACTTACGCATCTTGACAACTATGGCTTACGCCAAAACTGCTATACTCAATGTATCGCAGATATACCACCGTCCGGTATATTTTAATTTATTTAAAAATTCTATTGACTCAAGAATTTAATACAGAGTTGATTTATTCAAATATGAGTATAAATCAAATAAAACTCAATTATAGTTTATACAAACTATGTTGTAGTAGGTAGAATATCATACCTTCTTATTGTGGGAGCATTCAAATAAAATACTAATGAGAAATCTGCTCCAGCTTTGCAATAGCTCTGAAAATTTACATATTCCCCTACTGTTCCATCTAAATTTGTTACAGCGAGAGAAATTTTATCTTCATCGGAGTTATCTAAAGCTGTTCCTGGCGTTCTCAAATATATATCATTTGTCATAAATTTGCAATTGTTATACATAGGAACAGAAGCAGAAGTACAACCGTTAACACTTGGATGTGATATTGTTGCACCAGCTAAAGAGTAATCTTCGCTTGTAATTGCTCTCGCATTGAAAGAAGTAGTTGAACTAGTAGCCTCAACTGTGGTTATTGTTGTTGCTGTCGGAAAATGCAATCTCTCAATTTTTGCCACGGTATTTTTATCGCACTCACTTGGTACAATAGTGTAGTCAAAATGTCCTTTTGATCCTAAATAACACAATGATAACCAAGTGGTTGGATTCCATGAGACGAAATTGTAAGGAGATGTTCCAACACCAACAATCTCGTTAGCAATATGTAAACCATTCGCATCAAAACCCGGATATATGGGTAATCTAGGTAAAATAGCATTTAATCGAAGTGATCTATTTGTTGCTAAACGAGCAGATGATGTGAAACTTGTATATAAGCAATTTCTTTGAATCAATGGACGCATTGATTTTACAGTTTCGCCCATATATACCAAATTCAATGAATCTTCTGCTTTTGATGGTGAAACACCCATATCAAAACTAATCCGTTCTTCCTCGTATTCAATCTCATCAGATTGAACAACGTATGGTGAAAGTCTATCGGATGGTTTTCGCGGGTCAGCAAATTCAAAATTATCTGCTGCACGCAAAAAGATTAAAATATGGATATCAGCACCGGCAACTGGGGCTGTTTGTTTATTTAAAACCTTAACATTTAAAATACCATTATAAAATTCTTGGTTGGTCAAAGCGCCAGTTGTTGAAACAGGGTTGCTCAAACCTTCATAATCATTGGTATGGAGATATGAGGTTTGTTGAGTATATGGTATTCGAAATTCAACATCAGTATTCTTCGATATATCAATAACTTTGGAATAATTTGTTGATGTTGTTGTGTCGAGAGGTAAAGGCCAAGGTGAAGTTCGTGGATCCCATGTAACTTGGATTCGTCCCTTATGGTACTTAGTACATAAGATCTTAAAACGTACAATAATATCTCCTCGCCAGTTATCAAACAATTTACAGAGATGACTCATGGGTGTCATAACACCTCTATCTTCACCAGTACCAGAAAGAAATAAATTTGCTTCAGGTGTTACTCCTATATCAACTAAATTAGTACCAGTTGATTGAGCATCTGTCCATAAAAAACTATCAAAATAAGATTCCCTTTGGACTATAGTTGAGATTATAAGTTCATCATCCATATCTATTCCATTGATTTTAGGATCAATAGATAGAGAGTTTTTAGAATCTAATCCTAACTTCTCTACAGGTTCACCAATATCAGTGGATGCTATATGCGGTACAGCTATAGATCTATAAAATCTGACATCCTCTATTACTGGTGTGCGAGTGTAACCAAATGTTGAAGCTATTTTAGATACTGCTCCTGTTGCTAGAGAAGTTGCCGTCATATAAGGACCAACTATAGGTAAATTTTGAAGTAAACCAGTGTGCCTAGCAATAGCTGAAGCAACATTAGAAATGGCTCCTTTTCCTGAATACTCATCATCAACAATTGTTTTTTCTGCACTTTGTAGAGCAAGTAAACTGGTTGGTCCAGCTAATTCTACATTCTCTGCCCAAGCATAAACTATAACGTCTACAGAACCTCCCACAACACTATTTGCATTAAATAGATCAGTAGCAGATAGAAAATTCAATTGTCCCATTGTTTGGAAAGCTGTACGATCTGTGACATCCAACCAATTTTTATAATAGAAGAAAGGTAGAGTCATCGTGGCCCCTTGTGAATTTTGTGGATAAATCCAAACACAAGGTCTCTGAGATCTTGGGATTAATTCTGCACCAGTTGTTAGTGGTGCCACGGCAAAATCCGTTAGAGGTTTGTATGATATACACATACCACTATAATAAAAAGGTGAAGCATTGATCACTACTTTAACTTTGAGATTACATCTCATAAGAAAATAATTATCTAATTTGGCTCTGATTCTAGCATTATTAAAAAATAGGTCCCAAGGTGCTATATTCCTATTGATACTAGTGCCCTCAGTCCATGAGAAACTATCAATTTGAACAGGTCTATTTAAGAAATCACCTAACTCAATATTTTGAGAAGTATCTCCTTTAACGTAACCAATTGCAGCTGGAATATTTAATTCCACACCAGCATTTTCATCAGAAAATTCTATGTTCTGTTGGATATCATTTCCAGTAGTTTTACTAAGATTAGATTCTAAATAATCATTCTCAGAACTTTGTATTCTCATACGTGGTGATGATAGTGTACATTCAATTTCAGCACTGAAAGATCTTTGTTTTTTCAAAGTCGGTCGATCTAATACATTAGAATAAATTAAACAATTATTACATCTACGAGAACATGTAGCGCATCTACCCTGCGCCAAGAGTTGTTCCATTGAATAGGCGGAACTACCTTTTCCATAACATTTTCCTGGTTGTTGATACAATCCATACTTTAAACCCATACATATGGAAGGAAATTTTATTGGTGAGCAACTACTAAACTCTATTCTAAAAAGAATCTTTGGGGAACGCCCTAGTGGTTGATATATATTTGTCCATTCTCACTTAACTCAAATAAAATTTTAAAGATTTGTGCAGTGCAGTCACTACAAATATATTGTTCATTATGGTTTATATATCGGATGGCAAACAACCCACCCGTTCGGAATTTTTCCAAAAACTCTCTTTCAGTTTATCAAAAGATTGGAAAGTTTTTGGTAATATCCAATCTTCTAAATCTAATTGTATTATTAACTCTTTAAGAATAATCATTTTTTCATTATATATTTTACGTCCATAATAGAAATATTCCATCATAGCTGTTGTAACAACTTCAATAATTTGTTCTTCTTGAGAAATACTTTTAGATTTCACCCATACCATTAACATTTTTTCAATAGATTCATGATCCAATTGAGCCATCATGGCTTTAACTTCACTATCATATCTCCAGCTCCTTTTCAAAAAAGAAGTTTCAGATATGTTGACATAGGGTATACTTTTGGCTTCTTTATCTGCCATTGTATAGACTATACCCATCTTAGCAAAAGCATCTGCTATTGAGCTATGATTATACCAACATACTGTTTCATTAACAGACATTATATTATCATCTCCATATGTCATCAATGATACATTTTCCTTGAAAGATTTAACTTCTTTTTCAGGATTCATATCATAATATACATATCTCATATACAGACTATTGACTAAACTATTAATAATAACAGTCAAAGGATGTCCAGATGGATTTGATCCATAAAATTCAACTAAATCACCATTGAAATCTACAAATGGAAAAGCAGTATCAATTGCTATACCATCAATTATTCTGAGTGATATATCATCATAATTACCAGATGCAGAACATAGTGATTTTAATATATCGAAAGCTGCTAAAATAAATAATGGACTCATTTTCTTATCAAAGGATTTATAATCCCCAGCAACGATTCTATTATCACCAAATTTAGTTATATAATTATACATTTCATGCCACTCATAAGATTGAGCTACAGTGCCTGGTGCGGCCTCAAAAATGTATCTATTATTTTGTATAACTCTAATAGATGATAATAAAAATTTCCTCACAACAATAGTCCAATCGAAAGGTGCCCCAGTGAAAACTCTTGTCTTCTTAAGTTTAACTTTTTTGTGAGAAACTGGTTCATCTTTTAAGTGTGCACAAAAATTTGGCCTCACTCTTTTCCCTTGACTATAAGTATCAATGATACCATTAACCCTGTCCATAATCTCATTGTCAACTTTAACTGGATGCTGACATCCATATTGTTCAGGTATAGATTCCATAAAATATTTCTTTGATTTCTTCCAAGGATTACCTGCACTCGTATTTCTATTAATTTTATCAACATAAGAAATACCGGGTGCACCATTGATTGAAGTGAAATCATTATAAATTTCAATCAAATCTAATTGTTCCTTGGGTAAATTCTGCATTATATCATTAATGAATGATTTTTTACAAATTTCCAATATATTAGTGTCTATATTGGTCACAGGTTCAACCATATCCAGAGCAGCTATTCTCCAAGGTTCCCAACTTCCCATACAAGGTTTTCCAAATTTAATTTTATATCCCTTGTTGGAAAGAAAATATGACATAGGAGTATTCTCTACCCTAGATTTAGGTGTATTTCTAAAACCAATGAAACTTCCATAAACAGAAGCTGATCCAGATTCGATATATCGGAATGTAGATTTCTTATGCAGGTCCCCAAGGACCATTTCTTTAGACTCGGACGATAATTTTGGTTCTGAATCAATTATGGTATCATCAATGTTAAAGTCAGATTTCAATATCATTGATGAGGCTGAAACAATACCTTCTTCATCACCCAAAAGGTGCATTCCTATGAGTGAGTAACCCAAAGGTGTTTTAACCAACATAGGAGATCCACAATCCCCTACTTTTGTTGGCACACCAGGTATCCCTTTATATAAAGCATTATTAAACTCCGGTAAATTAACTTTATGGTCAAGTGGAGTTATGGCATTGAGTACATTCTTCATAATTGAACCATCTCTATATCGAGTCACAAGAAAACCTTTACAACGAATTTCAAGAGGTTCTAATGGTAAAAATTCAAAAACACCCTTCTTTGGGGGGAGGTTCTTAATTTTAAAATAACACAAATCTTTTTTATAATTTCTTATAATATCTTTCTGATTTATTTTAATACGAATATTATTTGTTATTCCGTCTTTACGACTCTGATACGTCAAATCCATATCCAAATTTTCAATATTTGTAGGTATATTGTGATTATTTGTTGTATAATATTGACCTTTCAGACAAAATATAACACTATCAACACCCTTATTTGTACCAGTCCAAACTCGCAAATGAGCGACATTAGACCTAACAAGTGAATATATTTGATCTTCAGACATCGAATTTGAAGAAAGAGTCTTTCTTGATAAATTCAATTCACTTAACTGATATTCATTTTTATACCACACATTCTCTCTCTCTTTCGGCATAGCTTTAGGTTGTACACCAATATCTTTTTTGTCTGATTGTATATAATCTTCATCACTTACAAAATCACTAGAGCTTTTGGGTGCCAAGAATGATTTATAAAATTGATAAGTTGTTAATATCAAAGATAATGTTGCTGCTGAAGTTATCAGAGCTCTAGGCGTAGTGTAAGTTTGTATACTTCTAGCTAGTCTCTCAACTCTTCTTCGCATAACATATGTATACCTTCTCATATAATTAATTTGCACGAAAGCGTCCATAATATTTAAACCTCGTAAGATAACTTCAAAACCAGTCAAACTATAGAGGAATATAAAAATATCCTGATAACATAATATAGCATAGAAATTAATAACCGAAATTATAGTATACAATGAGAAATAAAATGTACAACTAGATTGTAATTCACATTTGCAATGATCTTTAGGTAAATAACAAAGATCACAAATCTGAATGTTATCTAAAGCTTTAATAGAATTACTCATTTTGTTTTGATTAATATCGAAATCTA